GTCTGTCTTGCGGCTTGGAAAGCGTCGCTTGAAGCGTACCCTAATGAGGTTGCCGGGATCGTTAAGAATGGCCAATATATTCCACTTGAGAATATCTCTAAAACGCCAAAAAACGATGTCTACTTGAGTAATGAGGATTTGCTAAGGATAGATGGCGCTGACGTATTCTTCCATAGCCATCCGAACGGGAATGCTTGCCCGTCCGAGGCTGATATGATTTATCAGCAACAACTTGGCATTCCATTTGTGATAATCAATTTGCCCAATTTTGAGATTTACGCTTTTGGGGATACGCTTCCTCGCTCGCCCCTAGAGCTAAGAGGCTTCCGGCACGGTATCCACGACTGTTATACGTTGATGAGAGATTGGTATAAGATTCATATGGGTCTTGACTTTGATAATAAGCCTCGCGATTGGCAATGGTGGACTACTAAGAACCGCAATTTCTATATGGAGTATTTCACTGAGTTAGGCTTCAAGTCGATTAGCAAAGATGAAGCTATTCAAAAGGGAGACATTCTTTTGATGCGCTTAGGTAATCCGGTTCCGATGCATGGAGGGGTCGTGGTACGCGATGATCTGGTATATCACCATATGGCCGGGAGCAAACCTTCCGATCATACCAGATTATCCGGCAACGTTCCTCGTCACCGTATTATCCGCCATTGTAGCTTTGCCTTGAGGTACGACAAATGATGAGGGACATTTACGTCTATGGTTCCGTCGGGAAAGAGTTTGGGCGTCATTGGCGCCTAAGTGTCTCCTCCCCCGCAGAAGCGTTGCGCGCCCTATGCTCGCTTCGCCCTAGGATTAAGCAGGCATTCACAAAAGGGAATTGGCGCGTCATTGTTGGCAAGCCACATATCAAATATTCAATCGATCAATATTGTATGGGAATGAACGGTACTCTTCCAATACATATCGTTCCTTCAACGCAACCTCACGGTGGTGGAGGAATGGGTAAGATTTTTGCTGGCATTGCTTTGATTGGTTTCTCTGTCATCACTGCCGGATTAGGAGCGGCGGCTGCTGGTGGCTTCTTTGCTGCGATGGGGGCGACGGCTAGTGTTGCTGGTATTGGTCTTGGCGTTACTTACGGAACAATTGCTTTGATGGGCGCGGGACTTCTCCTCGGGGGAATATCGATGATGATGGCCACTCCTCCTCAAAGTGATAGCCCTACAGATCAAGCTGGCCCTACAGATCGCCCATCATTTCTTTTCAATGGCGTTACGAACAATAGTCAACAAGGCGGTCCGGTGCCGCTTGTCTTAGGAAAGCATCTTGTTGGATCAGTGGTTGTTTCTGCTGGTCTTAATTCTGAGGACATTCCGGTATGAGCGGTGAGATTATTGTCAAAAGTATACCAGACCCTCGCAGAATTGCGTCCAAGGGGGATGGCAAGTCAGGTGGTGGCGGCGGAAGTCAGCAGCATCAACCTGTCACATTCCCAGATACGTTGCGCTCAAAGGCGACGGCGCGCATCATTGAGGTTCTTTCAGAAGGTCAGATACAAGGACCTGTAACTCCCGATAATTGGTGGCAATCGATCTATTTGGATGGGACGCAAGTCGCTGATGATAATGGGACGATGCAGTTTAGTATCATTCAAGCTGACTCTCGCCTAGGTACGCCAGATCAAGAACCACTTTGGGGCAATACGATTTCCGAGGCAGAGGTCATCGTTAATGTCCAGACTGCCTATAACGTTCCAATTGTCCGGACCTTGAGTGATAATCGCCAGACCAGCGTTCGGTATCGCATTCGTATTCCGATGCTGTATATGCAGGAAGATGACGGTGACGTTAATGGTACGAGCCTTGCCTATGCCTTTGATGTCCGTGTAGACGGAGGACCGTGGATCAATTATGTGTCTGAAAATCTTTGGGGAAAGACATCATCCCCATATGAGCGTTCAGTCCGTATCTTCCTTCCCCCTTACACGGACACGTGTGACATTCGTATCACGCGTCTTACGCCTGATGCTCCGGACAAATACTTCTATCAACTTTGGTTTGCTGGTTATACTGAGATCATCGACGGTGGAATCACTTATGATGATACTGCTGTGTTTGGCGTTACGATTGATGCTGAGCAATTCCCAAGCGTTCCTCAGAGAGCATTTCATATCTATGGAATGCTTATGCAAATCCCATCAAACTATGATGGAATGAATCACGTCTATACTGGAGACTGGGACGGGGAGTTTGTTGAGGCATGGACTAATAATCCGGCATGGATACTTTACAATTGTTTAATAAATGAGCGTTGGGGAATTGGCCGATACATCGATGCTGCTGGTGTCGATAAATGGTCGTTCTATGATGCGAGTATTTATTGTGACGGATTGGTTCCTGATTTGAACGAGGGGCAAGAGCCGCGTTGGACTTGTAATACTGTCATCTCAACTCGGCAGGATGCTTGGCAAGTTTTGACGGCTGTAGCGTCCGGTATGCTTTCGACTATCTATTTCGCCAACGGTACGATCTATCTGGTCCAAGATCGTCCTTGGGATGGTAATCCCGCGCGCTTGTTCGGTCCAGCAGATATTCTGGAAGGGACATTTGATTATACCGGGACAGATTATCGCTCGCAATTCACTGCGGCCGCTATTAGCTGGAACGATCCTTCAAATCAATACGAGCCTTCTATTGAAGTCGTTCAAGATCAACTGATGGTTGCTCAGCAAGGGTATAAGGAAACTCAGCAAACAGCCTTTGCGTGTACGTCTCGCGCGCAAGCGCAACGATTTGGCCGTTGGTTAATCTATACGAGCCAATTTGAGAAGGAATCAGTTTCCTTTACCACAGGTCTTGAGAATGCTGACCTAAAGCCCGGCGACATTATTAGCATTTCAGATCCAGGCCGAACCGGAGCAAGGTTAGTCGGTCGATTGATGGGAGATGATGGGGACAATACGATCACCATTGATCAAAACTCCTCCCAGATGGGTGCCGGCTGGCAGATGATGGTCACCGTCGGATCGGCCGCTGATGGAGTGAAGCCTAGAGTTATTATCCTCACGCTGACATCCTATCTTGGAAATGAGCAATGGATCGTTTCTGGAAAGACAATTCCGCTGCCTGCTGGTTCGATGTGGATGTCTTGGAATTTAGATGTTGTTGTTCCTACATCTTGGCGAGTTAATACCGTCAGTGATCAAGGTGAGGGACGATACCAGATACTTGCGACGGAATTTCATAATGAGAAGTTTGATTATGTAGACAACGCTATCACATTACCATTCCCGTCATTTACTTTGTATCCTACGGGACCGCTTGCGCCTCCTACAAATATTCAATTCACTGAGTTCATATATTTGGACGCCAATTCGATCCCGCAATTTGGTTGCTTATTCAGTTGGACGCCATCTGCTGATGCTCGGGTATCCAGATATCAAATCGAGATGTCTGGTCCATCTGGAGATTATCGCAAATATTTGGAAGTTGTAGGCGTCGCCCAAGAAGTCCTCGCAATGCGTCAGGGAGAATGGCTTTTTCAAATCCGTGCCTTTGATAATATTGGTAGGCGGTCGGCCATTGCCTCAATTACATTCATCCCCATCGGATTGACGGCTATCCCTCTTGCCCCGGACGCTGTCTACCTAGAGCCGCAAGGCGGCAATATGTTGGTGATTTCTTGGACGCCAACTGGCGAAATCGATGTGATGTTCTATTGGATTAAATGGTCAAGTAAACAAGATGGTTCAGCCCTTTGGGACAATTCCACAACGACAATTGCTCGTGTCGATCGCAATACGACCCAAACTGTAGTACCAATACGTGCTGGGACGTATATGGTCAAGACGATTGATTCGCTTGGTCAAGAAAGTGCTACTTGGGTAGAAGCGATTATGACTCCTCAGCAAACTGAGAGGAGCATATTCCTTCAATTCGATGAAGCGCCACTTTGGCAAGGCGACATTGTAGATAATTTCCACCACAACGGGGACGAATTGTGGCTCCCTCCCCCGGCTGAACCTGAGGATGTCGATCCGACAATATTCCCCGGGGAGAGGGGCAATGCGTTTAATTATGCACCTGTGCGTGTTGGAGATTATGATTTCTATAATGAGCTAGACCTTGGGGCAACAACGCTTGTTAATGTTAGTTGCGACGTTGAAGGATATGGCATTCTTCAAGGTTTGGTTATGGCCTTTTGGACGCCATTAGCGATAGCAACTCCGATAGCGGCTGGAAGTAATTATGCGATGGTCTCTTGGCGTCCCTTGGCGTCCGCTGTTCCACTTGCTAAAGGAACGTCGCGGAATTGGGATGCTCATATTGATCTTCGCGTATCTGATGATGGTGAAAATTGGGAGAGTTGGAACCCGCTTAAATCGACTGATATAACAGGTCGTGTATTCCAGTGGAGATTGCACGGCCTGCTATACGATCTAGCGACAACGCTTCGCATAGTCCGCGCTTCCGTTACAGTTGAGGTTCCGCTAAGATCGGTGCAAGGAGATGACGCGCCATTTGATGCTGGGGAGCTAACCGTCAATTATGTGGCTCCGTTCCTCGTAACGCCAACTGTTCAAATAACTGCTCGCCAAACACTTTCCCCCGGGGGGACGATGGTGATTACGGAAAGCGACAGAGATCATTTCAAGATCGAGCACCGCAGTGCGACAGGGGCAGTTGTGACAGCGCCTGCGAGCGTTGACTACTTTGTCCAGGGATACGGAGGCCACGCATGAGCCAATTTGATTTTGGCAACATCGACCCTTACGTTGTTGATGGTGTCCAACTTGCGTCGATGCTGAATCAATGGCGTGATGCCATCTATAGCTGGCATCGCGGGCCTACTCGGCCGCCTTATTCCGTTGAGGGAATGCTGTGGGTAAATGACAGCGCTGGAGATACGTCCTGGCAAGTCTTTGCCTATCTAGGGGCGACGGCTGGCGATGTATTGCTATGGTCGTATGATACGACTACTGGCAACTTTACCTTGAATGCGTCGCAAATGACTGCGACCATATTAACGGCCCAAGCCGCTACAAATCCGTCCGTGCGTTGGAACGCTACGGGCAATGCTGCTGATGCTAAGGCTTGGCGAGCGATTACCAAGCCAGATGGCACTCTCCATTTTGGCGCTTTTAACGATGCTGGTGCGGAAATTGGCGCCGGGATTACGATGACGCGTGATGGGAAGCTTGTTGCGGACTTGTCTGGATCGTCCGGTATTCCCAGTCCGCTTGTCGTTGGTCCGACACCGCCCGCGTCACCGCAACCGAATCAGATGTGGTGGAATAGCGACAATAGTGCTACCGGTGGTGGTCGGCTATATCTCTGGTTTGTCGATGTTGATACGTCGCAGTGGGTCCCCACCTCTCCCCCGTTGGGCATTACGTGGGTTGCGCCGCCGACTTCTGATCTATCGGGCGCTGGCTTCGCTACTGGTACGAATTTTTGGGCTGGTGGCGATACTGCGATGCAGATTACGAACGGCATTCAACTTTTTTCGCGCAATTTTACGGCAAGTGACGCGACGCATCCCATTGAGGTTGATGCGCAAATATGGATACAGGCTACCAACAGTACGGCTGGTCACGCGGTGCTCGGTCTATTTGTTGATGGCGCGGTCAATGCGATCGCGCAGGGCTTCACTACGGCTCAGGTTGGTTCGGCCAATAATATTCATCTCTATTGGCAAGGTGCGCTTGCTGCCGGGCCACATACCTTTACGTTGCGACTAGGTTCGTTGAATACATCAGGCGTCTATACCAATATGAGCGACGCTGGTCATACTGGTGGTGGTGCACAGAAAAACACTATGGTTGTGCGCGAGGTTGGCGTCGGTGCGGCCGGGCCGCAAGGTCCCCCGGGGCCGGCGCAGATCGCGCGGACCTATGATGAGTACACGAGTGCCGTAGGGATCACTGCGCAAATTTCGAGCGCCGATGTTATTCCATTGGCAACGGCAGGCACACAAATTCTTTCGCGTACCATTGCCGTCGCGGCGGGTCAGCGCGTGCGTGCGCGCTTTCAAGGTATGTGGTCTGCAGGCCTTAACCAGTCGGCCGTTGCGATCTTGACTCGTTCAGGAAGCGCAAATGCGCTGCGTGCTACGTTTAATACGATTGGGGCAACGCAGTACGGTGGACTTTTACTTTTGGAATATGAAGATGCACCAGGGGCTGGCAATTTCACTTATGGCATTAATGTGGGACCTAACACTGCGAGCACCATCTATATGAATGCGAGTGGCGGCACGCGCGTGTTCGGTGGTGCTGCGGCCGCGACATTGATGCTCGAAACCTTCAACCCGTGAGGCAGAGATGGCCGCAATCAATTTCCCCGCAGCGCCTGTAGACGGCCAACTCTTTACCGCCGCAGGCATCACCTATCAATGGAGTGCCGCTAAGGGATTATGGCTCGCTCCATCGACGCCAGTGAGCGGTCCTGTTGCTGC